ACCTGTTACACCAACACCAGACGACACAATTGAAAAGATCATGTACCGCTCTGGTCAACGTAGTGTTGTTGAGTGGTTGTTAACTCGCTTAGAAGACAAATGAGTTTTAAAACTAAAGACGAATACGAAAAGGAAAAGGATAGATGGAGGAATAAAAAATTCCAACAACAACGCCCGGCTGATTATGAGGAGTTCCTGTCTAGTGAAAAGGCATGGAATGCATCTCAAAGTACAAACAATTCAAAATCAGAAAGTAAGAGCAACAGCAGCAAAGGTAACAGTATGCAGATCAAAGGTAACTCTGGATCTTCATACCCCGGCGAGACTATGAAAATTAGTCGTGAAGATGCTGAGTTTGTTGACTTTGGTACTGTATTTAGTGACAAAGACCATTATGATCCTGGTACTAAATTTGCAAAAAAAGGAACCTTTAAGGATTATCTAAATAAAATCAATTCTAATGCTTTCGATAAAGATGGTAATTTGATTGTGCCTAAATATGATATGCCTGAACGAGTTGAACTTTCTAAAGAACAGAAGAGAGCTAATGAAGCAATAGATTCTCAGTTGGATGGTGATGGTTATTATAAGGCTGATGCTATTACTATGCCAACAATGCATAACTATAAAACTAAGAAATCATATGCCAAACGTGCTGATATATTAGCTGATCGTATGGGTATTAACGATAGTAATGGTAAACAAATTCTTGCAGATCAGAAACGTCGTTACGATAAGAAAGGTAAAAGAGGTAAGAAAGGTAAGCTGATCATTCCTGATTTTGCTATGAACAATGAGGCAAGACGATCTGATGGAAAAAAACTTTATCAAAAAGGGATGAAGAATACAAGTCTAGATGGGATTAAATCATGAGTGCGAAAGAAAGATATGATTACCTCAGTTCAGAACGTACAAACTTTTTAGATTCAGCTATCACTTCAGCTAGGTTGACACTACCTTATCTAGTTAAACAGGATGAGGATGCAACTGACCATAAGAATCTATCTACTCCATGGCAGGCATGCGGCGCTAAGGGTGTAGTCACTCTGGCTTCAAAGTTGATGTTAGCTTTAGTACCTGTACAATCTACATTCTTTAAGTTACAGGTTAACGAGAGTCAAGTTCAGACCGGAGAGATTGATCCAAAAATTAGATCTGAACTTGATCTTTCATTTGCAAAGATGGAACGAACCATTATGGATTCCATTGCTGCTAGTGATGATCGAGTGACAGTACACCAAGCAATGAAGCATCTTGTAGTTAGTGGTAATGCATTGCTATTTATGGATAAGCAGAAGCTGAAACTATTTCCTCTAAATCGTTATGTTGTTGATCGTGATGGCCTTGGTAATGTCATTGAGATTGTTACTAAAGAACGAATTCATAAACAAATTGTTATGGAGGCATTAACTCCTGCACAACGTAAAGAATTAGAACCAAGTCATCCTAGCAATACATACGACAAAGATACTACTAAAGAAGAATGTAATGTATATACTCATGTCAAACTAAAAGGTAAGAAGTTTGTATGGCATCAGGAAGTATATGGAAAGATCCTTCCTAACTCTTTAAGTAGTGCACCTTTAGATACTAATCCCTGGTTAGCTCTTAGATTTAATACCGTTGATAATGAAGCTTATGGTCGCGGTAGAGTTGAAGAATACATTGGAGATCTTAAGTCACTAGAGGCATTGTCTCAGGCACTGGTAGAAGGCTCTGCAGCAGCAGCTAAGGTTGTCTTTACTGTCAGTCCCAGTTCAACCACTAAGCCCGCCACACTGGCTAAGGCAGGCAATGGAGCAATCATTCAGGGTAGACCTGATGATATTGGTGTTGTACAAGTTGGCAAGACTGCTGACTTCAGTACTGCATATCAGATGACACAGACTCTTGAGAAAAGATTGTCTGAAGCATTCCTTATTCTAAGTGTTCGTGATTCTGAAAGGACCACAGCAGAAGAAGTAAGGATGACACAGATGGAATTAGAAGCACAGCTTGGTGGTTTGTTCTCACTATTGACTGTTGAGTTCTTGGTTCCTTATCTGAATCGTAAACTCTCTGAAGCACAAAAGAGTGGTGACATACCTAAACTACCAAAAGGTATGGTGACACCTACTATTGTTGCTGGTGTTAATGCACTTGGTCGTGGTCAAGATAGACAAAGTCTAATTGAATTTATGACTACTATTGCACAAACAATAGGACCAGAAGCAATGATGCAGTTTATCAAGACGGATGAGGTGATCAAACGTCTAGCTGCCTCACAAGGTATTGATGTATTGAACCTTGTTAAGTCACAAGAAGAGATTCAACAGGAACAGCAACAAGTACAAAAAGCTCAGGCACAACAGTCAATTGTTAATCAAGCTTCACAGCTAGAAAGAAATCAAATGGAGATGATGAATGGTGGAGAAAACCCCCAAGCTCAGCCGCCAGAAGGCTAAGACACTTAGTAAAGATTTAACTACGGAAAATGTAGCTGACAGTTCAGCCGCAGAATTATATAAAGCTTCGGAACCTAAGCAGTATAAGCCACCCGAAAATATGGTTCCACTAAATGATGAACGCTACATGAAAAAAGAACGTGTAGGTCAACGCAAAGCAATCCGTGCTCCTGGTCACGTTGTTGAACGTCCAGGTCTCGGCAACTTAAAAGTATTCCACCAAAACCCAATTAATTATAATGGCGACATTGACGTATGATCCAACACCAGCAGATCAACCTGAGTTTACTGCTGAAGAGCAAGACTCTATTGCTGTTGGTGAACAACTTGAACAACAAGAGCAACAACTACTGGCTGGTAAATACGCTAATGCCAAAGAGCTAGAGAAGGCTTATGTTGAACTTCAACGAAAGCTTGGTACTCCAGATAAAGAAGAAGAATCTGAAGAACCTGTTAACGAAACTGAATCCACTGAAAAAAGTGAAGAAGTAGAACAGGAAGTAGAAAAAGAATCAGAAAAAGAAGAAGAAGAAACTCAGATCTCTATGTCTGATGAGGATATTAAATACCTCAAGGATGCTGTAGGGGGTGATGAAGCTTATAGTGAACTTGTATCTTGGGCATCTGATAATTTATCCGAACAGGAAGTAGAAGCTTATGATCATGTAATGGGTCTCGATAATCCTTACGCTGCTTTCTTTGCTGTTAAAGCTTTGAACATGGCATATCAAAATGCTAATGGTTATGAAGGTCAGATGCTAACAGGTAAGGCAGCAGCTAATACTAACAATCAATTCCGCAGTCAGGCTGAAGTTATCGAGGCTATGTCTGACCCTAGGTATGACAATGATCCTGCTTATCGGAATGATATTTTTGAAAAACTAGATCGATCTAACTTATCTTTTTAAAACAATGCATCAGGAACCTAAAGGAATGAAATCACGTAAAGCAGCAGCCACGGCTGCAAACTCTAGGAAAATTAAACAGAGTCGTTCACGTAAGAGAGCGACTTCAATTGCAAATGCTGCTGCTTTAAGTATCGGTCATGGATCAGTTAAAAATAAATATTAAAAACTACAACTCTCAAATAAAATGAAATCTATTATTACAACTGCTGTATTGCTCAGCATATCTGCACCATCATTTGCAGGACCCTTTGCCAACATCGAATCTAATGCGGGTTGGATAGGTAACAGTTTCTCTACCTCTGTGACAGAAGTCCACGGTGGATATCAATTTGACAACGGCTTCTATTTCCAGGGTGGACCTGCATTTATCTCAACCTCTGGTGTAGAAGGTTCTAGTGAGTACTCAGGTAAGGTTGGGTATGTTGGTGAACTAACAGAGAAACTTTCTGTCTACGGTGAAGTCTCTGCTATTACTACTGATCAAGAATTTGAATTTGAAGAATTGAATCTTGGCACGAAAGTAGGCGTTACTTATAACTTCTAATTAAATAGATAGGAGGCACCTCAGAGTCGGACCTCCTATTTCTAGACAGCCAAGTCTTTAAAATGGTCTTACTTAATTGCTTTAAAAAACCACATGCACTATTACTTAAATGACCACTATTTTATCCAGACAACAGCAACAGAATACTTGGGAAGCCTTTTGCAAATGGGTTACCTCAACAGACAATAGGCTTTATGTAGGTTGGTTCGGAATCCTTATGATCCCCACACTACTAGCCGCAACTATATGTTTTATCATCGCATTTGTCGGTGCACCACCCGTCGATATTGACGGCATCCGTGAACCCGTCGCAGGCTCTCTACTCTATGGAAACAACATCATCAGTGGGGCCGTCGTCCCATCTTCCAACGCAATCGGATTGCATTTCTACCCAATTTGGGAAGCTGCTTCGCTTGACGAATGGCTCTACAACGGTGGCCCGTTCCAACTGGTCATCTTCCACTTCCTCATTGGCATCTATTCTTACATGGGACGCGAATGGGAACTTAGCTATCGATTAGGGATGAGGCCCTGGATCTTTGTTGCATATTCAGCACCAGTCGCCGCAGCGTCGGCAGTCTTTCTTGTCTATCCATTTGGACAAGGTTCTTTTTCAGATGCAATGCCTCTTGGCATATCCGGGACCTTCAATTACATGTTCGTCTTCCAAGCTGAGCATAATATTCTTATGCATCCGTTCCACATGCTCGGCGTTGCTGGGTATTCGGTGGAGCTTTGTTCGCTGCTATGCATGGAAGTCTCGTTACTTCTTCGCTCATTCGTGAAACGACTGGGCTT